GTTTAACCCTTAATTTGACGTGTGCCGTCTTGCCCTCGCCAGGGCGGCATGCAGTGCCTGTCCAGCAGGCGACGCGATCCCTTTTCGGGTGTCGGCTTCGCGGCCGGTTCCTGATTTGGGGAAACCTATACGGGCCAGCGTATAGTCGGGTTTCCCTCGGGCCTGGGCCCAGGGGGATTAGGGGGTCCCCCCAATAAGTGGGCTCCTGTGGGCGGGTTGTGGCGCACAGTAGCGGGTAGTGCCGACTGGCCGTGGAGTACCGGTTGTGAAAAGCCCGGTGAAAGAAGGTGTTGGGGTCTTGGGTGTAATATCGGGTTAGTACCCGGTTCCCAAAGGAAGAGTAGATAAAACGTAAATCAGACGTCCAGATGCGACTGTGCCTCGCGCGCGGCATTTGGCAACCAGGGGGGTAACTGTCCCTGGTACGAAAATCCGGCGGGTTTCCTGGACATGGTGATTCCCATCCACGCTCCTCTCCCCTCCCACTTAAACACCGCGTCTATGGGTGTAGACGCTCACGTGTATAAAATGAAATTGAAATGCACCCTAAATAATAAAAAGAGAAGATGAAGCAAACGTGGGAGTATATTGCGCACTGGTCTTCCAGTGTCCCACCTGTTCCTCTTCTCCAGGGGTGGCCTCGGCTTGCCTCTGTCTCTTTTCTTGTCCAGCGCCGTCTTTCCCGTACCTCAGCTCGGGGAAAGGAAGACGTTAAAGATAACGAGAGCTTGACTGTCGGGAACAGTCCGTCCGGCCCGAAGGGTGACTCCCGGAGGGTTTGTAGAAAAAGTCATAGCCTTAGGAGGAAGGCTAGGGCCTGTCTTAAGTTCCTTTTCAAGGAATACGGGCTGAAGAGGGTGTGTAACCTCCCTTCCCGGATCGAATGCGGTTACCTTAGATCCGCTATCCGGTCCAGTTTGCCACTTAACCTGAGTGAGGAGCTGGAACTCTCGATCAAAACATCGCAAAAGCTTGAAAAGAGTTTTTGTCCAGTTTGCGAAAGTAAACTGGTCGATTTGAGTGACAAATGGAAAAAGGAAAGATCCCAGGGAGCTGAGGTGGATGGTGACCACCTGTCCCGTTTCGCGGCCCAATTCGGCTCTAATGTCGATTTTGGGTGGGATCGAGGGATTTGGCCGTATATCCCGAACGGTCATTGTAGCTTAGAGGCTTCGCGGCGCGAAGGTGGGACGTGGCGGAAGGGCGCTGGCCTGACGCGTGACTTTGCTGTCATGCCGGTGGTTAGCGCCGGGAAACCACGTATCGTGACGGTCTTTTCGGAGTCCAACACGTCAGTATTGTACCCGCTCCACAAGTCTCTTTATGCTACCCTCAAAAGGAAGGGATGGCTTCTTGTCGGCAGCCCGACCGATGAGCAAGTCTCCTCTTTGAACGGCTGCGCGTATATCAGCGTGGATTACCAGTCCGCGACTGATAATATCAAAACCGCATATACGCGAGCTGCCGTAGAGGAATTGATAAAGAAAGGGGAGGAGTTGAGCGAAGAACAGTGCGCCGCTCTGCGCATGGTTGGTGAGCTGGCGATCGACGGTAAGCCGGCTGGTAGGGGACAGCCTATGGGGAGCATGATGAGCTTCCCATTGCTTTGTCTTATAAATAAGACGGTTGTCGACCTCGCTCTATCGGAACTCCTCACCCGGGGTGAAATCTCGTTCAAGGAATGGACGAGTCATCGCTGTCTCATCAACGGCGATGATCTGTTGCTCCGTGAGCCATCAAAGAACGGAGGGCTGTTGGATGAAATTAGGAGGCATGGGTCCCTCGTTGGACTTGTGCTGAATGAAAGTAAAACAATGGTCGACGCTGAAAAGGGAGAAATCAATTCCACCCTTTTTCTCAACGGCGTCCAACAAAGGAAAATAAATTGTGGTGCCCTCTTTATGGGGCGTGATGAGGCTGACGTGATCGGGTTTGCTGCCCGGTCCAGCCGTACTACCTCTGGGTTCCTTTTCCTCGTCGAGCGCCATGCTCATTTACTCGCGAGGCAAAAGGTGAAAATTAACGAAAGTATTACAAAGGAGCAGCTCAACGTGTTGCTCCGGAGTGAGAAAGTGAGGGAAGCAATCCGCTCTGTTCCTTCGGAGGAGCAGCCGACCACCAACCCCTTCGCTGTAGTACCCAAGCCTGTGGGGTACGATTTGTCTCGCAGCGAAGAGGCTGTCCTCATAAGAGAGAGGGTCGACAGGCTTCGCTCAGAAAGGTACGTCCCTCCTTCACGTACCCGGGCTTTAAAGAGCGTAGTGGCGCGCCGTCCGATAAAGGATGCGCTAAAGAGGAAATTACCAACCGAGGAGGAGTTAACACTCCGCGTCCTCGCCGACGGTTGGGAGAAGAAAACAAAAGAAAAGATGGCTAAGGAGGACCCCTTAGTGGACGTTGTGCCCCATGAGCACGTCTGCGACCTGTGTGCTGATTCGTCTCGGATCGCGCGCATGGTTTGTGAAATAAGGGAATTAAAACGAGTGGCGTGGCTTCCAGCAATGGATGGCCAGGTGCCTGGTACCGACCCCAGTGGTTGGGCCTTGTAGCCGCTCACGAT